CCCTCATCAACAAGGCCACCGCGCGGCCGGGAATCAACCTCATGCTCGATTTCGACGATTTCAACTCGCACCACTCCACTGAAATCATGCAGATGGTCACCCGCGCCGCCCTTGCCCGTGGTAACACCCCCCCTTGGCTAACCACCCTCCTCGTCGACAGCCTTGACAAGCATTACATCACTGTGGACGGGGTGGAGCGGCATGTCAAAGGGACCCTCATGTCCGGCCACCGCGGTACTACGTTCTTCAACTCAATCCTGAACGCAGCCTACTTCCGCGCCGCGGCCGGTCCAGATCTGTACAATAAGATCTACTCCCTCCACACGGGCGATGACGTCTATGCCCGTGTCCACTCTTTCTACGACGTTGACACTATCCTGGGAGCCCTCCCAGAACTGGGGTGCCGCTTGAACCCCACCAAGCAATCAATCGGGCACAGGCACGCCGAGTTCCTAAGGTGTGCCTTTTCCCCCAGCAAAGCGTGGGGGTACGTGGCTCGAGCCATCGCGACGTGTGCGAGTGGTTCTTGGTCGAGCGCGGACCCCTTGCCCCCGAGAGAGCAGTTCCTTGCCAATCTCGGCTCCGCGCGCGCTATAATCAATCGCTCGGGGCAAGAATCGTTCCCTCGCCTCCTCGGCCCGGCTTTTAGGCTACCCCGAGGGACCGGCGTGAGGGAAGCAATCGAGGCGCTGGCCGGGGGGCGGGCCGCCTTGGACAACTCACCGGTCTACAACGTCCCGGCCCCCTTCCAACGGTACCGCCTCAAGGTTGAACAAATACCCGAGAGAGTGACGAACTTGTCTGCTCTCCCGGCCAATGCCACCAAGCAGTACCTCTCCAACCACCTCTCTCCCGTAGAGCTGGAAGCTCTCACAATCACCGCGACAGATCCGCAGCCCCTCTTAACCGCCTCTAGCTATTCCAAGGGCCAGGTTGAGGAGATAACTGCCCTGCCGCGGGTCAAGATAATTGACTCAGGGTTGTACTTCCCACGCTCGCCCGGCCTCGCGTCCGCGGCTCATACCACCGAGAATACCGTTGGAGCGCTGAATAAGTTCCCACTCATTCAGCTGCTCCGGGACGGTCTCTCAACGCGCGAAGTGGCGCACCTACTCAGCTTCGTAGGTGTCGCCCCTGGTACCGACCCCCGCCGCACCGCCTTTGGTGCAGAAGCTACCCCCGTTCTCGTCACTGGGACGCTGCCCTTTTCGGATGCGTCCTCCATAGCTCGTGTGACAGGGTACGAC